TTGAATAGAATTAAATCAGTAGATTTATTAATAAAAGAAAATCAAACTTATTTATCTAAAATAAGTCAAATGTATTCTATGTTTTAATAAATAAATATATAATTTTTAAAAATACAACAACTATTAAAAATAATTGTTTTTAAATAAATTTAATAAATATGTCAAACGTAATTACAGAAATCAAAAAATTGCTGGGTATGGAAATCAAACTTGAGCAAATGACATTAGATAATGGTACTGTAATCGAAGCAGAAATCTTCGACGCAGGTCAACCAGTATTTATTGTCAACGGTGAAGATAGAGTAGCATTGCCTATTGGCGAGTACACTCTTGATAACGGAATGATTTTAGTTGTTGAAGTTGAGGGCGAAATCAAAGAAATTCGAGAAGTAGCAGAAGAAGCACCTACAGAGGAAGCTCCTGCAGTCGAGGAAGAAGTTGAAGCAGCACAAACTACAGCACCTAAAAAAGTAATCGAAAGCACAGTTAAAGAGTCGCACTTTTCACAAGAAGAAGTAGATGCTTTAAAAACTGAAATCGAAACACTAAAAACAGAATTAGCATCTATTAAAAATGTAGAGGTTGAAGAAGTAGAATTAACTGCTCAACCTTTAACACACAATCCAGATGCTAAAACAGAAGTAAAACTAAACTTGTATTCTCAAAGTAGAGAAATGTCAACTTTAGACCGAGTAATGAATAAAATAGCTAACTAATAAATTAAAAAAAAATGCCAACAACAACAAGTATTACAACAACCTATGCAGGTGAGTTTTCAAAGAAATACATATCTGCTGCGTTACTTTCTGCTTCAACTATCGAGAACGGTGGTATTGAAGTAAGACCAAATGTAAAATTCAAAGAAGTAATCCAAAGAATTGCTACTGATGGATTGTTGAAAAACGCAACTTGCGATTTTGATGCAACTTCAACAGTTACTTTAACTGAAAGAGTTTTACAACCTGAGGAATTTCAAGTTAACTTACAACTTTGTAAAAAAGACTTTATGTCGACTTGGCAAAGTTTAGAAATGGGAGATTCTGCATTTAAAAACTTACCAACTTCTTTTGCAGATTACTTAATTGCACACGTTGCTGCTAAAGTTGCTGAAGCAACGGAAGTAAACATTTGGCGTGGTGCTACTGCTACTGCAGGACAATTTGATGGATTCGTTCCTTTGGCTACTGCTGATGCTTCTGTTATCGATGTAGTAGGTACTACTGTAACTGCTGCTAACGTAATAGCTGAAATGGGTAAAGTAGTTGATGCTATTCCTGCTACACTTTACGGAAAAGAAGATTTATACATTTATGTTTCTCAAAACGTAGCTAGAGCTTATGTTAGAGCTTTAGGTGGATTCGGAGCTTCAGGATTAGGAGCAAACGGAACTAACGCACAAGGTACACAATGGTTCAACAACGGTTCTTTATCTTTTGATGGAGTTAAAATCTTTGTTGCAAACGGATTAGCTAACAACTTTATGATGGCTGCTCAAAAATCAAACTTATATTTCGCAACAGGTTTATTAAACGATATGAACGAAGTTAAAGTAATTGATATGGGAGATATTGATGGTTCACAAAATGTAAGAGTTGTAATGAGAATGACAGGTTCAGTAAACTACGGTATCGGTTCTGAAATTGTTCTTTACACTCCAGCGTAATTAATTAATATATAAACTGATTAAGGTGGTGCAATAAACACCACCTTTTTTTATTAACATTTAAAAAATATATAATATGTGTGATTTAACATTAGGGCGCAAAGAAGTTTGTAAGGACTCCGTAGGGGGTTTAAAAAACGTTTACTTCGTTAATTATGGCGATGCAACAGGATATACTTACGACGCAACAAATACAGATGTAATTGATGCAGTAGCAGGTACACCTCAAGCATTCAAATACGAATTAAAAGGTGCTTCAACTTTTACGCAAAATATAACTGCTTCAAGGGAAAATGGAACTACTTTTTTCGAGCAAGTTTTAGAGTTAACATTTAAAAAATTAACTCCAAAAGATAATAAAGAATTGAAATTATTAGCTTATGGTAGACCGCAAGTTATTGTTGAAGATAACAACGGAAATTTCTTCTATGCTGGGTTACAGAATGGAATGGATGTTACAGGTGGTACTATCGTAACAGGTGGCGCAATGGGTGATTTATCAGGATATACTTTGTCTTTAACTGGTCAGGAAAAAGTACCTGCGAACTTTATCGGAGATACTTTAACTGCCGCAGGATTTACAGTAGTAGTAGGTTCATAAATTAGATTAATAATTAGTCTGGAAAAGCGTATCTTAATTGATACGCTTTTTTTTGCTTTAACAAAAAACGCATTTCTTTGTTTTTAAATAAAAGAATATGATAATCTTACGAGAACAAGAAACTGCACAGCAATTAAGTGCTATCATATATGGTAGTAATGCGGATGCTATTGTATTGAGGGATGAAGAAACGAACATAGAAACTGAAATAAATTGTACTTTTTCAATCGATAAATATTATGTTACAACAGCATTAATATTACCAATTAAAGAAAATAAATATTACACGCTTACAATTAAAGACGGAACTAATATAGTTTATAGAGATAAAATTTTCTGTACAAACCAAGTTATTGCAGATTATACAATAAATAAAGACCAATACGTACAGCATACAACAACTAACGAATACAAAATATTTGAATAATATGTTTCATATAATAAATTTAAGTGCATACACGACACCACAAATTAACGAAAGTAAAAAGGGCGATTTTGTAGAGTACGGAGCAGATAACAATTACTTTCAATTTCTTATAGATAGATACCTTTATAGCACTACAAATAACGCTATTATAACAGGTGCAAGTAATATGATTTATGGAAAAGGTATATCTGCATTAGATAGTAATAGAAAGCCTGACGAATACGCTAAAATGGTTTCTATAATTAAACCTAATTGTTTAAGAAAAGTAGCATTAGAGCGTAAACTTTTAGGAATGGCTGCAATGCAAATTGGATATGATAAAGGCGAAGTAAAATTTGTTGAACATTTCCCTATGCATACTTTACGTGCTGAAAAATGCAATGACAAAGGAGAAATTGAGGCTTGGTATTACCACCCAGATTGGACTAAAAGAAAACCAAGCGATGAATTAAAAAAAATACCTGCTTTTGGTTTTGGTAATAAAAAAGATGTGGAAATTTACGTTATTAAACCTTATGTAAGTGGATATCATTATTATTCGCCAATAGATTATAGTGGTGCTTTACCTTATGCTGTAATGGAAGAAAAAATAGCTGATTATTTAATTAATGATATTGATAACGGATTTAGCGGTACAAAAATTATTAATTTTAATAATGGTATCCCACCTGAAGAAAAAAGAGAAGAAATTGCAAACGAGGTTAAAAGAAAAACGACAGGAGCTAAAGGACAAAAAACAATAGTATCATTTAGCAATAGCAAAGAAACTTCAACAGAGGTTATAGATATACCTTTAAACGATGCACCTGCACATTACGAATATTTAAGCAAAGAATGTTTTGAAAAATTAATAGAGGGGCATAGAGTAACAAGTCCGATGCTTTTAGGAATTAGAGATACAGGTGGTGGTTTTAGCAATAATGCTGATGAAATTAAAACGTCTACTTTGTTATATGACAACTTGGTAATCAAACCTTATCAATTAGAAATTATAGAAGCGTTAGATGAAATTTTAGCAGTTAATAATATCAAATTAAAGTTATATTTTAAAACTATTCAACCATTAGAATTTACGGATTTAGAAAACGCACAAACATCAGACCAAGTAGCAGAAGAAACAGGCACTCAATTATCTGCGCATACAGACCCAAATTTAGCAAACGCATTAATTGACAAAGGCGAAGTTTTAGGTGCTGAATGGATTTTAATTGATGAAAGCGAAGTAGATTTAGAATTAGAGGATGAATTAGATGCAGAAATTGAAACTTTAAATAACAAAAAACCAAGTTTATTGCAAAAATTAGCTTCTGCAATTACAGGAAGACCAAATGCAAATAGCGGACAAGACAAAAACATAGATGGAGTACGCTTTATTACACGTTATAAATATAGCGGAGATTTAACAGGAGAAAGAGAATTTTGTAAAAAAATGTTAGCTTCTGATAAATTGTACCGAAAAGAAGATATTGAAACCACAAATAGCAACGTAGTAAATCCAGGACAAGGACACGATGGGGCTTCTTACAATTTATTCTTATATAAAGGTGGAGTAAATTGTAAACATAAATGGTTAAGACAAACTTACGTTTCTTTTGATAATATTAAAATAGATGTAACCAATCCAAACGCTACGCAAATAAGCACTAATAAAGCTGAAAAATACGGATACAGAGTAAGAAACCCTAAAGAGGTGGCAATGAAACCTTTTGATATGCCAAATAACGGACATCATCCAAACTATAAAAATTAATTATGGCTTACGCATTACTAATTTCAACCGAAGATGTAAAGAAATTTACAATTACAAATGGTAATTTAGACGCTGACGATTTTATCGAGTATATTAAAATTAGTCAAGATATTACTATTCAAAATTATTTGGGAACTAAATTATACGAAAAGCTACAAACATTGATTTTAAACAACGATATTAACGATGCTGAGTTTGTAGATTATAAAAATCTTTTAGTTACTTATATTAAGCCTATGCTTATACATTGGGCTATGGTTTATTATTTACCATTTGCAGCTTATACTTTAAGTAATAAAGGTTTATTTAAACATAATTCTGAAAACGCTACAAATGTAGAAAAATCAGAGGTTGATTTTTTAGTAGAAAAAGAAAGGGATATAGCTGAAAGTTATACGCAAAGATTTATAGATTTTATGTGTTTTAATCAAACTACATACCCTGAATATTATTTAAATTCAAACGGAGATGTAAATCCTGATACACAAAATTATTATGGAGGTTGGCAAATATAACAAACCGAAAATCGAAAACTTTAAAAAGCTAAGTTTATATTTAGCGAAAGTTGCACAAATAAAAAAAATAGAAAATGAGTCTAAATTTCAGTCACATAAAAGGTGATACATTCGAGGCGGTAAACTTTGAAATAAAAGTAGATGATGTAGTAGTGGATTTATCTGATACTATTATTAGAATGCAATTAAGAAAAGTATATGGAGGTGTTATAGCTTTAGATTTAACTTCTGTAGCTAACGCAGGAATTACTATTACGGATGCTGTAGATGGTTTGTTTAAAATTAATGAGCAAATTATAAACATAGAAGCGGATAATTATATTTACGATATTCAATTTAATTTTGATGGTGTTGTAAAAACTTATATTTCAGGAAATTTTTTAATTAAAAATGATGTAACGAGATAATGAGTGATAACGTAAATATAAATATTCAAGAAACTAATGAGATAATTAATATTGTATCTTCTGAAATACAAGAAGTAATAGATATTGATGTATTTGAAACTACAGAAGATGTTACTTTAAATATTACTGAAGAAATAATACAAGTAAATATAAACAAAGTTACTCCTGCCGAACAAATACAGAGCGATTGGAATCAAACAGATGCAGAAGCTTTGGATTTTATTAAGAATAAACCAAGTATACCAGCCGAACAAATACAGAGCGATTGGAATCAAACAGATGCAGAAGCTTTGGATTTTATTAAGAATAAACCAAGTATACCAGATGGAATTGAAATAAATAAGGGTGTTTTAAATCCAACAACCACAGAGATAACAGCTCCAACAAATACAGAAACGCACTTTTATAGAATTATAGCAAACGGAACGGTTAACGGAACATTGGCTGTAAAAGTTGGCGATATTGTTGGGATTAATTCAACTACTTTATGGTTAGAAAGCAATAACAATCAAGTAAGTATCATAGACAAAGGATATATTACTATTGTTTCACCTGTACAATTAGCTAATTCTGTAAATGCTCAGCCTATTTTCAATAAAGTTTTTAAAGCAAAGCCAAATACTAGATACGAATACAAGTTAATAATATTTTGTACCGATTTATCTGGTAGTCAAAATATGTTATTAGGGTTTAATAATTCTCAAAATTCTGCAAATCCATTGAACGGAATTATTGCTAATATGTTTCAAGGCAACGCAACTAGAGGTTCAGTAGCAGTTGGTTTTTCTTCTTTTTCAACAACCACAACTGAAATTGTCGTTACTGGAGTATCGAGCGATACAAGATTTAATTGTGGATTAATAGGGACTTTAACAACAGGAAACGCACCGAGTGGATTAAGTTTTTGTGATGTAATCCCAATTATTAAAACTCCCGTTGGTCAAGCCAATGCGTTTATATCACGTGCTTATTTTACTATTGAAGAAGTGGGAAATAATATAGATATGTTTAACGGTAACTTTCAATAATTAGATTATGTACACATTTAACACATATAATAACAAACTTTTCAAAACAATAGGCGATACAAAGGTAGAAGTTTTACAAGATGAAAATAATGCCGAATATCAAGATTATTTGGTATGGCAATCCGAAAATGGCAATCCTCCCACTTTTGAAGAAATTGATTTGATTACTTGGCAAAAGGAAAAGTTGAAAGAAGTTTATAGTATTTACGATTCTATATATTATTCGGCTTTGGCACTTTCTATAGAAAAGGTTGAACAAGGATTGACTAAGCAAAATTTGGAATTGCTACGTGAGGAATATTTAGATAAGTATTTAACATCTGTTCAGCATCTTTCTGAAAGTGTTGTGAGTAATTTGAAAATGCTATCAGAATTGGAAAAAGAATGCGAACGAGATTTTGCTGGCGATTTGCTAAATGATGAGTGCGATAAATTTGGTTTAGATAAAACAGGAACAAGACTAACAAAGTTTTGCCGAATAGTAATTTTTAAATACAATTATTCACAAGAAATATGGGAATATTTGAAAGCATTATCTTCAAAAGTTCGTACAACTTTGATAACTGATTTAGAAAAAGGTCAAATTGAAAAATACAATTCAAGATTAGCAGTTGTTATTTCAATTACAAATGAAACAAATTTAATTCAAATTCAAGCGTTAGAAGCAATTTTTGAAGCAATATAAAAATATGACACCACAAATATACAATATTAAAAAGCAATACGCAGGCGATACGTTCAAAGGTATTCAGTTAAAAGCTAGCAGAGTATCGGGAGAAACAAACGAGCGAACAAATTGCATCGTTTAATACATTGTAAATATGAAAATAAAAATAATATCAATTTTAAAATTAACTAAAATAAAAATAAAAATGAAAGAATTAATGATTAAGTACGCACCGATTTTAATTGCTTTAACAGCTTTAGCTGATACACAAGTTGCAATTGAACAAGCTGGTTATGAAGTTGTAAACCTGTTAAAATAAAAAATAATGAGTAGAAGAGAAAAAATAGATTTGTTATTAAGCAAATGGGTAAGTAGAAAGCTAACGGTTTTTATTATAGCTTCAATAGGTTTATTTGTTAAAACTTTAACTTCTACTGATTGGGTAATTATAGCAACTTCATACATCGCTATTGAAGGAGTTACTAATATTGTTGAACGCTTAATGAAATCTAAAAATGTCAATTAACGATTTGAAATTATACGGACTAAATTCTGCTACTATGCTAATTAGCTTTTCTAATGTAGAGGCTACTTTAAAAATATTATTATTATTAATTTCAATAGTATATACTATTATGAAAATAGTTGAACTAATTAAAAAGAAAAGTGATGAGAGAGATTAAATACATCGTTATTCATTGTACTGCTACTCAACCAAACGCTACAAGACAATCAATTTTAAACTATTGGAAAAATGTTTTAAAATGGAAAACAGTAGGTTATCATAGATTAATTGATGCTAATGGTGTTATTTACGAATTAGCAAAATATGAAAACCCTACTAATGGAGTTAAAGGTTTTAATTCGGTTTCAATACATTTTAGTTATATTGGAGGAATAGATGCAAAAGGAAATCCAAAAGATACTAGAACAGCAAAACAAAAAGAAAGTTTATTATATTTAGTTAAACAAGCTAAAAAACAATTTCCTAATGCTATCATACAAGGTCATAAAGATTTTGGTGCAAATAAAGCTTGTCCGAGTTTTGAAGCCAAACAGGAATATAAAGATATTAAATAAAAAAAAGCGGTTTTTTTTATTCGTATATGTTAATCGTTAACTTTTATTTGTTATATTTGTCAAATAATTTAAAAACAAATAAGATATGCCAAGACCAAAGAATGATGCAGTAAAATTAAAAATATGCATTTTACACAAACAACAATCGTCAATAAACTTCTCTATTAGATTGGAAAAGAATATCACCAAAGAAGAAGCAATAAAGAAAACAATTGAATTTTTAAAACAAAATTTATGAGAAAAGAAACTAGAGATTATTACGAAGAAGTAAAAGGTAATTTTACTTTAAAGACTTTGTTTATAGGTATAGCAATATGGTTAATATTAGCATTGTTACTGCTAGGAAAGTTTAGTTGCGAACCAGCAACGCCAGCAACAACAGAAAAGCATAAACAAAGAATTGATACTTCTTATTTAAAATTAGCTGAATTAGAAAAGATGAAAATTCAAAAGGATGCCGAAATTTTAGAACTCCAAAACCAATTACATAAAGTATCAGTAAACTTTCAGAATTATAAAAAAACGCCAATTTATAAAGATAGAATAAGAACTATAATTGAAACTATACCAATTGATACATTAGCAAGCAATACAATAGAGCTAGAAGTGTGCAAAATTGAAAACTCAACTAAAGATACTATTATAAATAAATATGCTCTTAAATCGAATATTTTAGAATTGCAAGGAATTGAATACAAATCTATAATTGAAGAACAGAATGAAGTGATTGAAATTCATTTAAAGGAAATTATGCAGGAACAGAAGTTGACAAAAAAAGAAAAATTAAAAAAGAACGTTTGGAAATTAGCAACAGGGGTTGTAACTGGATTGTTTATTTTTGATAAAATTAAGTAATATAACTAAACATCAAATTGATGTTTTTTTATTTATTATAAAAAAACATTTAAAATGTTTTTTAATTAAAAAAAAGTATTATATTTGCCTAACAAAAAAATATAACAAATGAAAGGAAGAAAGAAATTACCGCCTAAAATCAAAAAAAAAGTATTTAGGTTTTTCGTAGAAACAGGAATATTAGATAGTATTTCAGAAGAAAAACAAGAAGATTTAAAAAACCAATTTATAAACAAACTACAATCGGAAGCATTAGAAAAATCGGCTAACGAAGTTTTAAAAAACAAAAACAATGGAAACAACGCATAATATTAAAATAGACAATGTAAATTTTGAAGTAATTGGAGATTATGAAAAAGCTGACCCAACAACAGGTTACAAAGGTGGATTTTCGATTATGGATGTAAAAATTAATGACGATTCGGTTTATCAATTTTTAAGCGAAAATGCTCTTGAAAAGTTACAGATGACAGTTCTTGAAGAAAATTATTGATTAAACACAAATTAACCAAGTACAAAACAAATATTAAATAACTCCCGAAGTGGCAATATTGTGTAACCACTGTTATAACACGTTTTAATTATGGTACAAATTATTAAAGAATTAGAAAACAAAATTTTTGATAGATTAGAAGTTGAGTTGCAATTCCCTTATCATTTTACAAATGATATTTTGGAAAGTTTTACAAATGATATTTTACAATATCAAGATATTGACGAGTGGTTTAGTGTTTTGTCAGCAGTTCATCGTTACAAACAATCAAAAATGATGGGTAAATTTATTTACAATTCAAAAAAAGAAAAAAATGAAAATGAATTAAGAAGCGATTTAGCTAAATTATACTATTCTTCTGTTAAGCACGTGAAAAATGTGTTATAACGTTCCCTCGCTTTGTGATGTTGCAAAGTTCGGAAACGAGTATTTTCGGTTACAAATAAACGTGATGCGGAACGTAAACGTCAATTTACCACAGAATGTGCAATAGCACAAAACGAGTGTTAGTAGCTGTTTATTTTTTTTACATTTATTTTAAAAATATTTGTAATTTTATTTGGTAGCTACAAAATAAGTTGTATATTTGTAAAAGAAATAACAACTAAAACAAATCAAAATGACAACTACAGGAAACATAATCACTAAAACTTACGGACAAAACACTTTTACATTTAATGTTGGAGAAATAATAACAAAAAAAGGAAGTAAAAAATTTTGTTTTGTTGAGCAAGTTACAGAGTTTAACGCAGAAGATAATAAAATATTTGGTTTTGATATGCCTAATGCCGTTACTAATTGGAAATTTTATTTTGATGTGCTTACAACTGAATTTGGAGCTATTAATTTAGCAGGTAAAAAATTAATCAAAAACTGGGAAAATATATGAAACATTGTGAACAAGTAAAGCCTGAATTTATTGCTTACCAAAAATATTGGAATTGTAATCACGACCAACTTGCAAAATCAAGTTTTTTAAATGGTTTTTTTGAGGGCGTAGAATATGTAAAAACAAATAAAATGCAAAGACAATCAATAATAGTTTTCATTCAAGGCGAAAGAATAGAAACATACGGCAATTTAAAAAAGTGTTGTGATATGGAAAATTTAAAATACCACACTTTAGCACGTTTAAAATTCCCAATTCGGCTAAACGATGTCGTTATACACAAAACGCTGTTTAAATAGCTACTAACGTTTCGGTGCTTGTAGATGCCAGCCTACGCACCAACATAAATTCGGCTGGTAGATACAAACACCTGTTATAAGAAGTAGCGGGTAATTTAAACTAAATATGATGAAAATAGAATTTCACACACAATGGATGGGCTTTAAGAAATTTCCAACTTATAAAGTAAACGGTAAGAACTATACAAGATTATTCTTTATGTGGTTTGCAACAACATTAGTAACTAAATAAACAAAATAGAATTATGAAAACAGAGGTAGTAATATGGCAAGGTAAAGCAAAGATAGTTTTGCACGCTGAAAATGAATTTGAAAAAGAATTAATTGAAAAGGTAAAAGATAGCCGTTTAGGTTATAAAACAGAAACACAAGTATTGACTGATTATTCTTATCACTCACATACTAAGCATAGGATTGAAATAGATTTGATTGAAAACGTAAAGTAGCTATTTCTTATAACGTTTTGCGGCTTTGTGTCTGTTTGCCCCTTGCACAAAGTTTCAAGTTTACCACAAATGTTGATGGGGCAAATAGCACAAAACCGCTGTTATGCGTCTGTAATTTTTTTAATATTTTTTTGAAGCGATGGCAATACAATTTTATAATATAGACTGCATAGAGTTTATGAAAACTAAAGCAGATAATCAGTATGACTTGGCAATAGTTGACCCACCTTATGGTATTAACTTTGCGAAGACGCATACTGGCAAAGGATGGACAGTAAGGGAAAGTAAAGACTGGGATAAGGAAATACCACCACCAGAATATTGGGAGCAACTATTCCGAATATCTAAAAATCAAATCGTGTGGGGTGGCAACTATATGACGGAGTTTTTACCGCCATCAATGGGCTGGATATTTTGGGATAAAGGACAAAGGGATTTTAGTTTAGCAGACGGAGAATTAGCGTGGACGAGCTTTAATAAAGCATTGAGGGTTTACGAATACAGCAGAGCTAAACTAAACAACAATAGAGGTGGTTTACACCCCACAGAAAAGCCCATTGACCTTTACCGTTGGATATTGCAGAAATACGCAAAGGAAGGCGATAAAATACTTGACACGCACGGAGGCAGTATGACAATAGCACACGCCTGTGATAAGGAAGGATTTGATTTAGATATTTGCGAACTTGACAAGGAATACTTTGATGCAGGAATTAAACGATATGAACAATTTAAAGCACAAATCACTCTTTTTTAGGGTGCGGTGGGAAAAAAATATTAAAAAAATTATTGCGCATAACGTTCCCACGCTTGTAGTGGTTGGGAAAAGTACAAAACTATTTTCGGATTTAAAAACCATTAAAACAAACACAAAATGAATAATAAATTAAACACAAATACCCAATCACTACAAACGTGTGTTAGCACTCGTTTTTTTTGCTTCCGTCGTTTTTGGAGAAGATTTGGAGCATTAATAATTTTATGCTTAATTCCTGTAGCATTATTTATAGATATAAAAGTTTATGGAATTGTAATAGGAATGATGATTACTGTGCCTTGTGGAATTAAGGCAGTAAATAAAAATTGGTATTTATGGTATCCAAGACAATTATATTTTTTAGCATTATCTCTTTTAGCAATATTTGGTTAAATGAGTGCTAACGTTTTCGGGCTTGGCGAAGTTGCCGAAACGAAAAGCCGTATTGAAAAACAAAACTTAATAATTAAGAACAAATGTTGATAGATGAACAAAACGGCAATTTTGCCAAACCCGTGTTAGGTGCAGTGCCTTTTTTGAACGAGATTGTTAATATGGACTGGAAAGAAGCCATTAAGCAAGTTTCAGATAAAAGCATTGATTTGGTTGTAACAGACCCACCTTACGGAATGAAATTTCAAAGCAATCACCGTAAAGTTCAACACAAAAGTATCCAAAACGATGATAACCTTGATTGGCTTGAAAGTTGGGTGATTGAATTAAAACGTGTTTGTAAAGACGAAGCCCACCTTTATATTTTTTGCTCTTGGCATAATATTGACTTATTTAAACAAATTGTAGGTGCATATTTCCAAGTAAAAAACATATTGATATGGGAAAAGAATAATACAGGAATGGGTGATTTAGAAGGCGATTATGCACCGAAATATGAAATGATATTATTTTGTAGTAACGGAAGCAAAAAATTAAATGGTGGGCGTGATGCTAATATACTGAAGGCAAAACGAACAGGAAACGAAAACCACCCAACTGAAAAGCCTGTGAACCTAATAAGCTATTTGATAGAGAAAAGTAGTAATGAAAACGATATTGTTTTGGATACTTTTGCAGGTAGCTTTTCAACTGCACAGGCTTGTAAACAAAAGAAGCGGAACTTTATTTGCTTTGAAATTGAAGAAGAATATTGTAGAACCGCAAAAAACTTGCTTAATGGTGTATCGGTCAGCTTATTTTAACACGTCTGCTGGCATTGCACCTAACTCCCTGCTATATACACACTAACTTATGCAAAAGTTTGATTATCAGGTACAATTTACTTTTAAGAATTATCCGAATATAGTTTGTTTGCACGATGGTTTTTTATATCAACTTGAGTATTTTAGTAATAAAAGAACAAAAACTTTTAGAAAATTAACTTACAACGAAAAAAGAAAAGCCTACTATATCAACGGTCAGTTAGTAACAAAAAAAAGATTAGAAAAATTGAAATGTGTGAATTAACATTTGGAATCAAAAAAACAATTAAAAAACAAATTAAAATTATTTTAAATTATGAAAAAAAAACAATCAAATAAGGAAAAGTTTTTAGAATGGCTGAAAAAAGTAAATAATATTTATTTAGCCGATAATAAACAAATGGCTAGTGCTTTTGAAAAGATAATAGAATGGGAGTAAAAAGCAAAAACAAAGAACTAGAGCAAAGATTAATAGACAATATTAAATCATACCCTAAATTAAAATTTACTTCATTAAAAGAAGCCAAACAGATGAATTATGATTATAGTTTGCCTATTATTCAATTGACAAAAGAACAGTTAAAACAGGTTAGGGTATGAATGTAAAATTAGTAAGCCAAGAATTAAAAGCTGAGGTTATTCATTTTTATTTTGAAAACCTAAACAATTCTTTTGATTGGGTTGCCGATAAATTTAAGGGCAGATTAAGTTATTATATGTGTGATAAAATCGTTCAAGAATTTTTAAAAAACAAAAGTGATTTTTTTATAATAAAAGAATCGAAATTAAATAATTATTAGTATATTTGCATAAATACAAAGTTCGGTCAGGAGCTTTCACAAAATTAATAATACCTCTTTTAATGCTTAATTCTGACCGATTAAGATTTTTAAAGGAGGTTTTTTATTTTAAAAAATTATGGAAAAATCATTTTTAGAATTTTGCAACGAGCTGAAAGGTTATTCTTTTCACTCTAAAAGAACAAGTTATCAGGTTTATAAGTTCGAGATGTATTGGCACGGGTTAACGCCTAAACAATGTTTTGAAAGGTATAACACAAAAAAAGTTATTTTAGAAATATCATACTAAAAAATTATGAGTAAAGATTTATTTATGTTGATGCGTGAACAAGAAATTCAAACATCAAACTTTTTGCCAAACAAAAGAGAAATTCAATTTTCGGCAAAGAAATTTATAACAGAAATTTTAGAAGCTGGAGAAGTTGATAAATATGAACTTATCGCACAAGCAAAAAGAATGGGCGAGGCGTTAGATATTATTAACGCTGAATTACTGAAAGTATTACCACAGGAAAACTTTGAAGCGTTTGGATTGAAAGGAACATTTAGAAATGGTGGCGATACTATTAATTACAAAGAGTGCGAAATTTGGAGCGATATTCAAAAAGAGTTAAAAGAACGTGAAGAACTTTTAAAAGTAGCTTTAAAGTCACAGAAAGAAGTTTACGATGAAGCTGGAGTATTAGTTCCTAAAGTTTCAACAACACCGAGAAAATCAAGTTTATCAATATCATTTTAAAAAACTTTTTGTATATTTACATATCTTAATAATCTTTTAAATATCTTATCTTATGAAACAAATTGCAACTGCCTTACTTAAGGCACAATCTGAAATGAGCAACCCAAAAAAAGGTGCTACAAATCCGTTCTTTAAGTCAAAATATGCAGACTTAAATTCTATTAGAGAAGCAGTTATTCCAGTATTAAACGCAAACGGAATAAGCGTATTACAGCCAATTGTACATACCGACAGCAAAAACTTTGTAAAAACTATTTTATTACACGAAAGTGGTGAATGTTTAGAATCTTTAACTGAAATTGTTTACAATAAAATAAACGATGCACAGGCTCAAGGTTCAGGAATAAGTTATGCAAGGCGTTATGCTTTACAATCTTTTGTTTGTGTAGGTGCAGACGATGACGATGGGCAAAAAGCTGTTCAAAACAAGCCAAACGCTACAAAGGAAGTAATGCAAAAAGCAAAAGAGGCAAACGCTACAATACAACAAATCAAAACAAAATATTCAGTTTCACCTGAATTAGAACAATTCTTTATTAATCTTTAAATTTTATTATTATGGCTACAGGCTTTTATGGAAGTATTGACTTCTCGAAATTAATGGAACAAGCGAAAGCAGGAAACAAGGCTTTCACTAAAAACGAAAATGGTAAAATCTATTTAAACGTAAGAGTTTACGTTAACGATGAAGTAGATAAATACGGAAACATTGCATCATTTCAAAGCAATTTTAAGGGTGCTACTAAAGAAGATAAGTTTTACTTTGGTAACTTAAAAGAAAGCAAACCTATTGAAATTGAAGTTGTCGATGCGGATATTGTAAGCGCTGATGACTTACCTTTTTAACCAAAAAAAATAAACCCTAATTAATTTTAGGGTTTTGTTTTTTATATTGAATTTTTTTTTATATTTGTAAAAGCAATTTAGTGAGATTTATTGCAAACCGAAAATATTACATAAACCCTATAAGGAAAGCTAAATCTCACAATAAGCTGACTTTATAGGGTTTAATCTTTTAATTTAATTTAAAATAATTTAAAAATGGAACACAGATTAATTGCAGAAGAAATTAGCACTGCTGATTTAAAGTATGAATTTTATGTATTAGAACTTGATTCTAATATTGTTAATTTAGGTATACAAAAAACAGATTTTTGTAATGATAGCCTGAGTAATATTTTATCTATTAATATTACCAAAAAAGAACTTCATTCTCTTATAGGTACATTACTACACGTTCAACAAAAAATGAAAGGAAGTGTATAATGGCTGAAAATAAAAAATCATTCGTATTATATTCAGATAGTCAAGGGTTGGTTAACCAACTACCTGACGATGTTGCTGGTCGTTTATTTAAGCATATTTACGCTTATGTAAACGATGAAAATCCAATAAGTGAAGAATTACTTTTAAACATTGCATTCGAACCTATTAAGATGCAATTAAAAAGAGATTTACAAAAGTGGGAAGCTCAAATAGAACAACGACGTCAAGCTGGTTTAAGGAGTGCTGAAGTTCGTAAACGAAATTCAACGAGCGTTAACGAGCGTTCAATTTCGTCTACTGATAATGTAAATGTAAATGATAATGTAAATGATAATGTAAATGTAAATGATAATACCAATAATATAACGGCTTTGCCTACTTTTAGTTTTTACCATTCATTAATTAAATCAGGTTGTAAAGAAAATTTAGTTTCTGATTGGTTAAAGGTTAGAAAAACAAAAAGATCAACTAATACTGAAACCGCATTTAAAAGATTTATAGTTGAGGTTGAAAAAAGTAAACACAATATAAACGATGTTTTAATTAAATGCATTGAGAATAGTTGGAGTGGTTTTAATTCCGATTGGTATAATAAAAATAATAAAACTATTGTTAAACCATTTTTTGATAGTCCAGCATAATGAAAAATATACACAATTGGTCTTTAATTGAAACTACAAAGGTTTCAGGGACTGCAAAAATAAAATGCCCTATTTGCACACCAACCCGAAAAAACAAAACTGATAAATCATTGATGGTTTGGTTTAACAACGGTACTGCAAAATGCTTTAATGATTCGTGCAACGCTTTATTTTTTCGTGAAAGTATTGAAAAATCGGTAAAAGAAAATAACTATACTTTGCCCGTACAAAATTGGAAAAATTATACATCGCTTTCTGATGCGCTTGTTAAGCATTGCGAAAATGAACGTAAAATAAACCAATTTACATTGCAACACTTTGATGTTTCGGAAGAAAAATTTTATCAACCTGCGTTGCAAAAAGAAGTTAACAACATTGTTTTTAATTACTTTGAGGGTGAAACTTTGGTTAATAAAAAATACCGTTCAGGAAATAAAAAATTCACACAATCAAAAAATGGTAAACCAATTTTTTACAATATCAATTCAATCATTGGCGAAAAGAGTTGCTACATCGTAGAGGGTGAATTTGATGTTTTGGCACTTTATGAAATCGGAATAAAAAATGTAATTTCAATTCCAAACGGAGCAAATGATAATGACAATTACTGGGTTAATTCTGAAAAATATTTATCTGAAATTGAAAAATTTTACATTGCTACTGATAATGACGAAAGCGGAAACAACGTGGCAGAAAAGATAGCACAAAGATTAGGGCGTTACCGATGCGTAAGAATTCTATTTGAAAACAAAGATGCAAATGGTGATTTGATTGCAGGGATTTTAAATGAAAGTATTTACAAAATTCAAAAATATCCAATTTCTGGAACTTTCACTTCTTTTGATTTACAAGATAAAATGATTAGTCTTTATGAAAATGGTTTACCAAGTTGTTTGGAGGTTAAAAATAAATCATTTGGTGACTTTAATAACATTTTCAAATTAATGTTAGGGCATCTTTGCGTTGGTACTGGAATACCATCACACGGAAAATCAAATTTTACGGAATGGTTGGTTTTGAATTATCTTTTAGAAAACGATTTAAAAGCTAGTTTTTTTAGTCCTGAACACCAACCAATGGAATTACATATGAGTAGTTTTTGCCAAAAAATTATTGGTAAAAATTATTTTTATGGTACAAATGAAAACCCAAAATGTTCACTAGATGAAATAAAACAATTCATAGATTGGTCAAATGAAAAATTATATTTAACATCACCCGATGCTGGGGAGTTTGCAAATTGGGATTGGTTAATGAATAAATTTAAAGAACAACTTTTTAACTTTGGAATTAATATTTTCGTTATTGATGCTTATAATAAAGTTGAACATACAGGAACAAGAACCGAAAGGGAAAATATATCAAAGGTTTTATCACGTCTAGCTTCATTTGCACAACAAAATAATGTTTTGATAATTTTGATTGCGCACCCTACAAAAATGAAAAAAGAAAATGGAGTTTATGAACAACCTACTTTATACGATGTTTCAGGTAGTGCTGATTTTAGAAATCAAACTCACGACGGATTTTGTGTTTATCGAACGTTTGGGGCTGATGCTTATTCTCGATTTACCAATTTGAAAACAAAGTATAACTTTCAGGGTGAAATAGGCAAATCAGTTGATTACGATTATCATATTCCATCTGGGCGTTATTATTCAATTGGAACAAATCCACAAACAAATAATTTATTGAAAAAGGAAATAGAATTTAAAGAAGAACAAAAACAAATTTTTGGAACTTTAACCGATGCTTTTGGCGAAATGTATAACGATAACGAACAAGTACCATTTTGATTATGAAAAAAATATCAATAACAACCGATGTAGTTAACGGAATGATTAAAAGAAACCGTAATTTAGTAACGGAAGCGATACAAAGTTTCGATGGGAAAACAATAATTTTGACAATTGAAAGGCAAACGAAAAAAAGGAGTAATAATCAAAACGCTTATTATCACGGTGTTTTAATACCAATATTAAAAAATTGTATTAAAGATACTTGGGCTGAAGTTTGGAGTTCGGAACGTTGCCACGATTTTTGCAAAATGCAATTTAATTTTAATGAAAAAATCAATGAACAAACTGGCGAAATAATACGTTTGCCAAAATCAACAACCGAAAATACAACAACCGCCCAGGAGGAATATCACCACGAAATAAGAAACTTTATAAAAGAATGGTTTAACGTAGATTGCCCTCTGCCAAATGAAGAAATAACACTAAATTTATAGAATATGAACAAATTATACATCGGCATCGACCCTGATACATCAAAGAATGGCGTCGGGTATTGGTACAAGGAAAGCAAAAAACTAGAACTGGAAAACCTTACCTTTTTTGAGTTATTCGATGCATTAAAACAATTAAAAATACGTTATAACATTACGGTTATAATTGATGCGGGTTGGCTCAACAAATCAAACTTTCACGTTGTAGGAACTAACAAAAATGTTAATGGTAAAATTGGGGAGCGTGTTGGAGCAAACCACGAGGTCGGTAAGAAAATAGCTGAAATGTGCGACTATTTAGGGGTTTCTTACCAATTACACCGACCAAGACGCTCAAAGGTAAACAAAGAAGTATTTGAACAAATAACAGGGTATAAAGGTAGAACAAATCAAGAAACTAGAGACGCAGGAATGTTGGTTTATAATTTGTAACTATGAAAAAAATAAACATCGACGGTTTTAAGTTAAACCTCAACTTTGAACCTCAACTATCAAAGAATGGCAAAGAAATAAGATTAAGCGGAATAGCAAAGAATTGTCAAATGCCTGAAAAGTGGATTGATAAAGGTTATAAAAATCATTGGATTTATACGTTTAGATACATTGGAACTGGAAAGTTTGTAAGTTATGAGTTTGATTATTATGGTAAGTTTGTAGGTATTGTTAAATAATTTTGTATATTTGCATTAGTAGAGTCGTCGCTACATTAACAATATAATAAAATTCCACCATTGATAAAGACGACGACCTTTTGATATGGTGGTTTTTACGTTTATAACCAGTATTTATTATGGAATTATTTTTTATTTTATTAGGATTGACAATTTTAGGAATTGCAGCATTTAAACAAAGTTCTAATTATATGGGTTTAGGTTCTACAATTGCTTTATTATCTTTTATTTGTTTGATTTTACATACATTAAATTGGTCGGTCGCAGGTTACAATTATAATAAATTTGTAACAAAAAGAAAAGCATTTGTAGAAACATTAGAATATGCTAGAAAAAATGAAAGTAAATTTGAATTAGCTTCAATTACTCGTGAAGTTTCAGAATGGAATCAACAATTAGCATCTTTAAAATATGACAATAATGTTTTTCTTTTAAAAGATTATGTTGATGATAGGATTTTATCTTTAGAACCGATACGCTAATATTGTGTTAGAAAAGAATTAAAAGCATTTGCAAAAACTTTACAATATGGAGAAAATATTAATAGAATTTCAGATTTACCTTAACGACAATGGACTAATTAATAATCACGATTGGGGATTTGAAAAAGAGGCTAAAAAGTTTATAAAACAGAGACTTGTTAAACCTAAAAAATGTAAATGCAGAAAAGCAACTTTTACTAGAATTGTTGATGCTGATTTTAATTGTCTTTGTGGTAAATGTGGTCATCCGATATAGTTCGGTTAAAGTTATGTTAAAATTATGAATATGTTTGCAGATATAAAACATTGTTGTATATTTGTACTCAGATAACAACAAATAAAACAAATATTATGAAATACTTTTTACAACACAAGAAACCGCAAATGAGATTTGCATTTATTATTTTAATTTATTTTATAACACAATTAGCACGAATATAATGGCACAGATTTTAAAACCAAACCGCCTTGATAATAGGGGAGGTTCTCCTAATTGTGGGCGTAAAAAATTAGGTAATATACTTTATCAAAGGCGAATACCTCCTCTACTTGTTGAAAAAATGGATGAATATTTAAAAAAATTAAAGCTAACATATTGAAAAAAAATAACATATATTAAAAATTATTATTACATTTGTATGAAAACAAATCAAAAAAAACACGAATCAAAGGCTAAAAGATTACAGCAAAAGATGAATGTTTTGCAACAACAAAACCCAGATATTGATTTTTTTGACGGTCATTTATTATCTGTAATAGACGAACATCGAAAATTAGTAAAAGAATTAGTCTATGCTATGACCGATGCAACTGGTTGCGAAGAACAAAAATTTAAATGCTCAAATTGTATATGTAGATGAAAAAAATATTATTATTAATAGTTGCAAGTTTTATACTTGCTTGTTCAAAAGATGAAGTTCAATCAGCAAAAGCAACTCAAGATTGCAATTGCGATAGAATTGTAGAGGTATCAACTTTCAATATAGTTGGTACTACTTCTACCCCAACAATAAGTTATTATTCAATAATAACTACTATTAACGATTGTACAAGGGTGCAGAAGAATAAAAACAATACAACAACTTTTTTTGAACAAATACCAAAAGTAGGAGATTGCAAATAAAGTTGATTTTATGTTAGATAGATTATATAAACATCATAAAGAATGGCTTGCAATGGCTAAACTATTTGACAGTTCCAATGCAGAGGATATAGTTCAAGATGCTTATATAAAAATATCAATGTACGCAACAGAAGATAAATGTTTTATAAATGGTAAACCAAACAAAAACTATCTATTTATTGTAATAAGAAATACTTATCTATCTCTTTATAAAAACAAATTTGTAGTTTTTGATTTTATAGATACGCCTATTGAAGATGATTTTTCAGAATCAACTGAAATAGATTGGTATCGTTTCAGAACATTATGCGAAGCAGAAGTAAATAGCTGGGATGCTTACGACAAAAAACTATTTACGCTTTATCGTGATAGTGATATGTCAATGAGGAAATTAGCAAAAGAAACTGGTATAAGTTTTGTATCTATATTTCATTCGTTAAAAGCACACAAGAAAAAGTTAAGAGAATTATTTCAAGAAGATTATAACAATTTAGAATTATAAATTATGGCACGACCTAAAAAATCAAAAGGAATTGGCGATACTTTAGAGAAAGTAACAAAAGCCACAGGAATAAAAGCAGTAGTAGATAAAATATCTGAAGTAACAGGTATAGACTGCGGATGTGAAGAAAGAAAAGAAAAGTTAAATAAACTTTGGACTTATAAAAAAGTAGAATGTATTAATGATACCGATATGGAGTATCTTAACGACTTCTTTAAGGTAGAACATTACCAAATTACAATCATTCAGCAAACCAAACTAAAAGCTATCTATAAAAACATATTCGGAGTTGCTTTGGAAGATACAAGCTGTGCAGATTGTTGGCGTGATTACATCGGACAGATTAAACAAGTATATGATTTAAGCGTATAATCAATAATGAATACTTTTTTGATTTATGGAAGATAAAAGAAAATACAACGGAGGTAACAAAACTGCGGGTCGTAAACCAAAAGTAGAAGAAGAAAAAGTAAACAATCTTTTTGTAAACGCTTTAAAGGAATTATATAAAACTGAAACAGATGACGCGGCTAAAATACTTTTCATTAAAGATAAGTTATTAGATAGCCAAAGAGGTCAGATATTTATTGCAGAGCATATATTCGGCAAACCAAAAGAAACAGTTGAAACTACGCACAACATTAATAATTTTGATATAAAAGATATATTTAAAATTGGAAAAGAATAAGTTACAAAACAATCCTTTATTTTGTTTTATAATTGGATGTATGTTTTATTATATAATTTTTAGATGCTTAACAAAATAACACTAAATAAAAAATGGAATGCCTTGGGTTCAGACTCGAGGTATTTTGTTTGTACTGGTGGGCGTGGTAGTTCTAAATCTTACTCCCTTAATTCATTTTTATTACTTCTTACTTATGAAGTAGGCCACGTAATATTATTTACACGTTATACACTTACTTCGGCACACATTTCAATTATACCTGAATTTATTGATAAGATTGAAACAGCCAATTTAAACAACGATTTTTCTATAACTAAAGACGAAATCATAAATTTAAAAACAGGCTCTAAAATCTTATTTAAAGGCATTAAAACAAGCAGCGGAACTCAAACCGCTAACTTAAAATCATTAGCAGGTGTAACAACGTGGGTATTAGATGAAGCAGAAGAATTAAACGATGAAGATACTTTTGATAAGATAGACTTTTCAATTCGTGCTAAAGAAGTGCAGAATAGAGTTATATTAGTTTTAAACCCTGCAACAAAAGAGCATTTCATTTATAAAAGGTTCTACGAAAGTAAAGGGGTTGCTGATGGTAGTAATTTAGTTAAAGGAGATACAACATACATACATACAACTTACGAGGATAACATAAAAAATCTTTCACAATCTTTTATACTTCAAATTGAAGATATGAAAGTAAGAAGACCTCAAAAGTATAAGCATCAAATATTGGGCGGTTGGTTAGATAAAGCAGAGGGCGTTGTGTTTAATAATTGGAGATTTGGAGAATTTAACCCTAACAATTTACCTACTTCATTTGGTTTAGATTTTGGATTTAGCATAGACCCTGATACTTTGATAGAAGTAGCTATTGACAAAGACCATAAACGAATATACGTTAAAGAGCATTTGTATCAGAATGGTTTACGAATGGAAGATTTAGCAAAGATATGTTTAGACAAAGCAACCAATAAACTAATTATCGCGGATAGTGCAGAGCAAAGACTTATAAGCGATTTAGCACACAAAGGTTTAAACATCGAACCAATTAAAAAAGGTACTATTGAAAGCGGTGTTACTTTAATGCTTGACTTCGATATAATAGTTGATACAGATAGCAGTAACATAGCAAAGGAATTTAATAACTACGCATATCTGAATAAAGGTAGTAAACTTTATATCGATGATTTTAACCACGCTATAGATGCAATCCGTTATAACGTTACATATCATTTAGACAATCCAAACAAAGGAAACTATTATGTCTACTAACCCTACATACGGTGATATGATTTATATGGTAGAAGTACACATATTAAAAAAGACAGGCAAACACGTTAAAATTAATATGCCACGAAACGTAGGAGAAATAAAAAAATTAGTACACGCATACAAATTAGCAACTAATCAAACATAGTTGCTTTTTACTTTATACAAAAAACCAACTTTAATGTTTTTAAATAAAAGACTATGAAAATAGATATTAATATTCCAGAAAGCCTTAGCGAAATTACACTTAATCAATATCAAAAGTTTGAAAAATTGGTTAAGGATAACCAAGCTAGTGAGTTCGTAAATCAAAAGACTATTGAAATCTTTTGCGACATACAATTAAAAGATGTAGCTCGCATTCGTTTAGCAGATACAGAAGATATACTTAAACACTTAAACAATCTATTGAATCAAAAGCAAAAACTAATACCTACTTTTAAAATGGGTACGGTTGAGTTTGGTTTTATTCCGAAGTTAGAAGATATGACTTCAGGCGAGTATATAGATTTAGAAGGTTATCTTTCAGACACACAAACGCTTCATAAGGCTATGGCTATTTTATACAGACCTATTACAAGCAAAGTAAAAGATAAGTACACTATTGAAGAATACGAAAGTTCTGAAAAGTACAGCGAGTATTTAAAGTATATGCCTTTAGATGTTGCGTTAGGTTGTATGGTTTTTTTTTCGACTTTGCACAACGAATGCGTGAAAGGTTTGATGGACTTTATACAGAACGAAGTGGAGCACTCGGAAACAGCGAAGCAAATTTTGGCAGAAAATGGGGTTGGTATCAATCAGTTTACGCAGCAGCTCAAGGGGATATACTCAGATTTAACGCTGTAACTAAATTGCCAATTACTCAATTTATGACTTGGCTAACTTTTGAAAAAGAAAAAACAGAAATAGAAATTAAAAACATTAGAAAAAATGGTGTATAGTATTATAAGCAAGATTAAAGAAGCGTTATTAGACGAACCTTTTGTTAATACTGCAACGGAGGGCGATATATTCGATGTGGATTTAGCCAAGCGTACAATGTTTCCTTTATCGCATATTATGATTAATAGCGCAACGCATTTAGGTAACGTAATACAATTTAATATTACTATTTTACTGATGGATATACTAAACCAAAAAGACGAAAGTAATAAAGTTGATGTTTGGAATACACAATTAGCAGTAGGTGTTAGGGTAATGGATAGGTTAAATCGTGGTGATTTAAGGGATGATTATTGGGAGTTAACTGGCAATCCAAGTTTTGAACCATTCACTGAAAGATTTGAAAATGATTTAGCAGGCTGGGCGTTAACATTTGATGTAAGCGTTAAAAATGATGAAACAATATGTTAGATAACAAAAATACAAAAGACTATCTTAATTCGTTTGCTAAATACGTTATACAACAAAGTAGAAGCAATTTAACAAAGGGCGGTAAAAACGTAGATAAAAAGCTATACAATAGTTTAGATAAAGAAATAGAAGTTGGTGCTAATAGTTTTCGTTTAGCTTTCTTAATGGAGAATTACGGAGAATTTCAAGACAAAGGAGTTAGCGGAACGCAGAGGAAATACGATACACCATTTAGCTATAAAAGTAAAAGACCGCCTTTAAAACCTATTACTGATTGGGTAAAGAAAAGACGCTTTCAGTTTAGAAAAGAAGATGGTAAATTAATGAGTTATCAAAGTACAGCGTTTTTAGTTAGGCAAGGTATTTTTAAGAATGGTATTAAACCAAGTTTGTTTTTTACAAAACCATTTGAGAATGCTTTTAAACGTTTACCTGATGAATTAGTAGAAGCGTACGGATTAGATTTAGAACAATTTTTACAATTTACAATTAATAAAAAATGAAAAAAATATTTGTTAGAAGTCCTTATTTTATTAAAATAGACGCAGTTGGAATTACCGAAAGCGAGGTTGAAATATATTTATGGAACAAAGGAACAACTGAACCAACAATACCAACTTATGTGTTAAGTAAGCCTATTGCAAGCCCTACACAGACAGAAATGGTTTACAATATATCGAACTACGCAAAAGAGTTTATTAAGCCAACAGCTCCAATAGAAGGAGATGTTGAAGAGCAATTCGTAAACACTTGGTGTTATTGCAGAGTTAAAAGCTATTATAATTCAAAAGTTGTTCACGGAAATGAATTATTTGTTTGTTTAAATGGATACACAAATTATATGTTAGGATATAATCAGAGCATTGAAGCCGATTTTATACCTCTTTTTAATCCAGATATTAATATGTATAATTTTGGGAGTAAACCCACAGTAAGCGTATGGATAGAGGGAGATAACCGTGATTTAGTTTGGGGTGAGCTGAATTTTACAGTATATGGCGATGGGGTGTGGTCATTAGGTTATACGGATAACCCTAATTATACTTTATTCGACGATATAGAGGGTGAGTTATTTAAATTGGTTGAAATAAACGTAGAGGATTTTTGTGAAAATAAATTTACGCCAGTATTTTGTAGCTTCATAAACCGTTATGGCGGATGGCAAACTCTTATTTTTTTCAAGGCTAATTTGCAAAGTATTAATGTAACAAGCAAAGAGTTTCAATTGCTACCTAGTAACGTAGATTATAACGCAGTATTGGGTCAAAGAAAGACTTTTAATCATCAAGGCTCTAAAAAAATAAAATGCAATACGGGTTGGGTTGACCAAAACTATTTTGAATTGATACAAGATTTACTTTTAAGCGAAGTTGTATTATTAGACAATGAACCTGTAATAGTTAAAACACAGTCGGCTGATTTTAAAACGCATTTGAAAGATAAGAATATAAATTACGAAATAGAATTCGAGTACAGTTTTGGATTAATAAACGATGTAATATAATGAAAGTAGCCTTATACATATATGACGATAATGTATCTAAACGTATTGAATTATTTGACGATGAAAAGATTAGCATAACATCTTCAATTCAAAATATTAATGATATTTCAAAAGTATTTACAGATTATTCTCAATCTTTTACCGTTCCTGCAAGCGATACAAACAATCGCATATTTAAACATTGGTACGAAAATGCAATAGATAATGCGTTTGACCAACGCCAACGTTACAAAGGTTATATTGAAATTGATACACAAATATTTAGAACAGGTCAATGGCAATTAGAGAGTGCTTCAATTAAAAATAATCGAGTAGAAGATTATAAGATTACTTTTTATGGCGTTTTAAAATCTTTGACAGATAAGTTTGGCGAAGATAAATTAAAAGATTTAGAAACTTTAAACGATTATAACGTAATCTATTCTGGTGGACTTGTTGCGAACAAGATACAAACAACTAACGAAGCAGAGTTAGATATTGCTTTTCCTTTAATTTCAAGTAATAGAGTTTGGCAGTATGGCGGTGGTGGCTCTCTTGATATTAGTCATAATTCAGGGCATATACATTTTAACGAATTGTTCCCTGCGATAAGATTACCCAGAGTTTTTGAAGCGATTGAAAACAAATACGGAATTAATTTTAACGGAAACTTTTTAACACAAAGCAGATTTACAGATGCTTATTTGTGGATGAAAAATAAAGAAAACTTTGCTCCGATAGGGCAAGAAGTTTTAGTTAATTTTACTGAAACCTTGAATGAATTACCAGCTAATTGGGCTGGGTTATACCTACAATCTAATCAATTTTATATAAAAACTGATAGTTTTTTGCCAGTTCCGCAGACAGAATTTATATATACCGCATCAGGGGTTTGGGATTATAAATTTGACTTTTCTACATCTGTAACGTGGCAAGTTACTATACTAAAAGAGGGAGAGCCTTTTAGCGTTGTTACAGGTGTAGGTACTACGACTGGGTTTTTGCAACTACCAACAATACAAGGCACGTATAAAATGTATTTAAGTACATCAACAAGTTGTACTTACACAGGTTTTATAGTAGGTAACACTGTTTATTATGCCCAATTTGGTTCTAATCCTTATGTTCCTTTTATAAAGTCGGTTATAGGTGCTTCATCAGGTTCTACAACAACATTTTTAAATATACCAAGTTATATGCCAGATATGAAAATATCAGAATTTTTAAGTGGTATTTTAAAAATGTTTAACCTTACAGCTTTTAGTTTTGATGAAGAAAATTATACTTTAGAGCAGTTGGAGAATTGGTACTATCTAGGTAATATTTACGACTTTTCAGAATATTGCACAACCGATTTTAATTATGAAAGAATTAAGCCTTATAAAAAAGTAAACTTTGAATATGAGAAAAGTGAAAGTTTAACAAACAGAAACTACTTTAATAGCAACAATCAAGAGTATGGTAATTTAGGTTATACTTTCAGTTCTGATGGTTCTGATTATACAATTAAATTACCATTTGAAAATATAATGTTTAACAAGTTTACAAGCACTAATTTACAAGTGGCTTATTCGGTTAATAAAGATTTACAACCATACATACCAAAGCCAGTTATTTTATATAAGTTAAAAAATCAAACAGGAGTTGACTTTAAATTCAACACAGGAACATCAAACATTACAATAAATGCGTATAATGTGTTCGGTCAAGATGTATTGTACCAAACAGAAAATCACAGTTTAAATTGGGGTTTTGATATAAGCAGTTTCTATTTACAACCTATTAATAATTCATTATTTAAAGATTACTATTACGACTACTTAAACAATCTTTACTCTTTGAAATCGAGATTGTTAAAAGTAACAATGCGTTTGCCTTACAGTAAATTATTAAGTTTACGATTGAATGATAGGATTGTAATTCGTGATAAAAGATATGTGATTAATTCTTTTACAACCGATTTAGATACTTTTGAGAGTAAGTTTGAATTGATACAAGACTTTAGAAGTATAAACTTTAAGAACTCTGCTATTGTAAACACGAGCAATACGGGTAAGCTAATAATAAGAAACGTTGTAAGTCCAATCCCTTTAACGTGGAGTATCTTTTCAGACCCAGAAGACCAAATTAAAAGCATTACAAATGGTGCTGATTATGTTGAAATTGATATTGAAGCCAACACAACAGCGACAGAATTAATATATGCAATACAAAGCAATAAAAACGATATAATAACAATAATACAAGATGCTTAAACTTATAATTCAAATGCTTGAATTTCAAAAGTTTGGAACAAGCGAAGCAATAGATATTGCAAAAGGAAAATATAAATTACCTGATACACTAACAGAACTTAAAAGAGCAATAAAATGGCAATTAAAAAAACAATAGAAATTGATGTAAATGCTAATGCAGCAGAAAAAGACATTAACGACTTAAACAAATCGGTTGTTAGGTTAGAAAATTCTGTTGAAGATTTCGCAAAGACAGGTAAAAAGTCTTTAGATAATATTGATAAAAATATTAAAGAAACAGAAAAAAGCACAAAAACATTAAGCGAGGGATTCAAAGCTACAGGTGTTGCGTTAAAAGCAATGGGTATTGGTTTAGTTATTAGTTTAATGGCTACACTTAAAGAGGTATTTATGGGCAATCAAAAAGTTGCTGATACCTTTAGTGCTGTATTAGGTACTGTTTCAAATATATTTAGTCAAGTTACAAATGTAGTAGTATCAGTAATTGAAAAAGTTGGTGGTGCTACAAAAGGTTTTGAGGGTTTAAGTAATGTTATTGGTGGTTTATTAAAATTATCTTTAGTGCCTTTAAAGGGTGCTTTTTATGGTATTAAATTAGTTATAGACGAGGTACGTTTAGCTTGGGAAGAAAGTTTATTTGGTGATGGTGACCCAAAAACTATTAAGGATTTAACAAAACGTATTGATGAAACAAAAGTTAGTTTAAAGAAAGTAGGTACTGATGCAGTAGAAGCGGGTAAGCAAGTAGGTAATAATATTGGTAAAGCTATTAGCGAAGTAGGTGCTGTAGTAGAGGGTACTATTGATGGTGTTTCTAAAATATCAGTTTCTGCTGCTTATGAACAAGCAAAGGCAAATGTACAATTACAAAATACTGCAAAGTTAGCAGAAGCAAACCAAGCACGTTTAGTAGAGCAATATGATAGACAAGCTGAAAAGTTAAGACAAGTTAGAGATGAAGAACGTAATAGTGTTGAAGATAGAATTATTGCTAATAACAAATTAAAAGTTGTTTTAGAAAATCAACAAAAAGCAATGTTAGATCAAGCAGATGCACAAATAGCTGCGGCACAATCTACACTATCACAAAATAAAAATATAGAAAATCAAGTTGCTTTAACAAATGCTTTAGCAAATAGAGAAGGAGTTTTAGCCCAAGTTGAGGGTTTACGCTCTGAACAAAAAGCAAATGATTTAGCTTTAAACAAAGAGCTTATTGATTTAACTAAAACTAAACAAGAAGCAGAAACACAATTAGCAATTAATGAAGCTAACTTTAATGCAGAGCGTGTTAAAAATGAAGAAGCACAATTAGTAGCTAAAAAATCTGCTTTAGAACAAAATAAAATAATTGAGTTACAAAATTTACAAAATGTAATTGATAGTGCAAAAGCAGGTACACAAGCTAAAGTAGATGCAGAAAATGAATATGCTTTAAAGAAACAAGAAATTGAACAATCTATTATTTTAGCTGATGATGCAATAGCAGAGTATAAAAGAAATAAAGCTATTGAAAACAACCAAAAAATAATTGATGCAGATAATGTAAGTTTTGAAGCAAAAAGAGAAGCTTTAAAAGCACAAGAAGCATTATTGTTAGAAGATAAAACTTTAAGCGAACAACAACGTAATGAAATTTTACAACAATTTTCAAATGATAGAGGTAAAATAGATGTTGCAGAAGCAGAACAAAAAGCAGCTATTCAAAATTCTATTATTGATGTTACCACTCAAGGTATAGGTTTAATAAAAGGATTGTTTGAAAAAAATAAAGGTGTACAAAAAGCAGCAATGTTAGCAGAAAGTGCTTTAGGTATTGCTAAAATTATTGTTAATACTCAAACTGCAAATGCTGTAGCTGCTGCATCACCATTAAATGCAGTAGACCCAAGTTACGGAATTAGAGCAAGAATTATAAATACTGTAGGTGCAGGTATTGGTATTGCTTCAAATATAGCAGCTACTGCAAAAGCTTTAGCTTCTTTAGGTGGTGGTGGAGCTCCAAGTGGTGGTAATGTAGGCGGTACTGCTGGTGGTGGTGTTGCCCCTGCTCCACAATTTAACGTAGTAGGTAATAGTGGTATTAACCAAGTTGCACAAACGTTAGGACAACAACAACCTATTCAAGCGTTTGTAGTTGCTAACCAAGTTACTACTCAACAAAGTATGGATAGAAATATAATTAATAACGCAAGTTTAGGATAAAAAATAACAAAATATAATAATTAATGTTTTTAAATAAAAATAATATGAACCTAATAGAATTAATAATAGACGATAAAGATGAGTTAAGTGGTGTGGATGCTATTAGCGTAGTTGCTACTCCTGCTATCGAGTCTAATTTCGTAGCGTTAAAATCTGAAGAAATTAAACTTGCACAAGTAGATACAGAGAAACGTATTTTAATGGGTGCTGTTTTAATTCCTGAAAAGCCAATTTATAGACGTAATGGCGAAGATGAATATTACATTTACTTTTCAAAAGACACTGTTTATAAAGCCAATAAATTGTTTATGGAAAATAAGAATCAACAAAATTGGACTTTAGAACACGGAAAACAAATAGAGGGTTTAACAATTATAGAAAATTGGATAGTTGAAGATAAACAAAAAGACAAATCAGCTATTTATAATTTTAACGTGCCTATTGGTACTTGGATGGCAAACGTATATGTTAAAGATGATGCTATTTGGAATGACTATGTTAAAACAGGTAAAGTAAAAGGTTTTAGCCTTGAGGGATATTTTGCAGATAAATTAGAAGAAAAAAAGCAGTTAAGTAAAAATGAAAATATTGTTGAACAAATTAAATCTTTAATAAATGAGTACGAAAACAAAAAGTAAAACAAGTCCTAAAAATGGTAAGCGTGGTTGTCTATGTGATGATAACACTTATAGTAAAGAATGTTGCAATGGTGATTTACAAAATCAAGGCATAGGACAAACTACAGGAGTAGATAGTGTAACCGTTACAGAAAATAACGGAGTAAGAGTAATAACAAGAGTAAACGGATAAACAATGACACCACAAGAAAAAAACGTATTTGGTAAATTATTTACAAAAACAGAATTAGGTAAACACGAAATTGAATTGGCTTTAACAGATGATTTTGATAAATTATTTAATAAAGGTAATGATGACAATGAAACTATTGGAAAATCTTTAATTGATAATTTATCTAAAGCAGAAGCTAGTTACAAACAAAATATTCAAATATTACAAAATGCTAAAAAGATTTCAGAAGATTTGATTTCTAAAGCTAAAGATTTAGGTATTGATTTACCAACCGCAACATTGAATAGAATTAAATCAGTAGATTTATTAATAAAAGAAAATCAAACTTATTTATCTAAAATAAGTCAAATGTATTCTATGTTTTAATAAATAAATATATAATTTTTAAAAATACAACAAC